TTACGATTAGAAATAACATCGACTGCGGTCTCATCGCTGACCACAGTTCCAGCCGTCGGATTGCGTATAACTTCAATGATAGTGTCATCGGTTGCACTGCCGCCGGTAGATTGTCCTAGAATCACAACTATAGTTGTGACATGAAGATCTTGCGTTTCGTTATTCTTTAAATATAAAACGCCTGACTCATTGGCAGAGGTAAGCTCAATGCTGCCGGTATTGATGTTATAACTTCGCCCGTCTTTTGTAGCGCGGCGCTCTTCCTGCTCACTGACAGCATTTACATATAATCTGCTATTTTTATTTACCTTAGCTCTATAACCTGATCCACTACCATCTTCTACGAACATTTTCTATTCCTCAAACCACAGTTGGATTTCAACACAAATCGTTGTTGATACACTTGGCTTAGCCGCTAACGCCATTGATTTACCGCCTGGTATTACGATTGCACCGTCGTAATCTTGTATACTGTGGCCAGGCGACCTATTAATAAATTGCGTCCAGTTGTCCCCATCAGTTACCGTCTTTCCGTCACCACTGGCTGAATATGCCAACCCATCGAACACAACTGAGCTTGCAGCATTAGCGCTGAACTGATCTGCTGGATTGGCATCAGAAATTAAGGTGCCGGTGGTCGGATTGCGGTATAGTTTCAATTGAATTGAACCGGTATCTGTTGAGCATGTTCTAACTGTTTTGATAAAAATATCACGTCTAGTACTGTTGTTTTTAATATACACCAGACCATTGAAAGAGCCTGTTGTAGTTAGCGATACAAAACCAGTGGCGACCAAAAATGAATATCCTGTTTTTGATACATCAGCTACGCGCGATTCACTAATTGCGAAAGTCTCTAGCCGATTATCAGCATTAACGCCAGCCCGATACCCCCTGCCTTTGCCGTCAAGAATGCTACTCATTATCAATATCCTCCTTCTTTATCCCTGTACCTACTGCTTCTTCTAACACTAGATACAGCAATTTAAGTTGTATAAGCATTTCCTCTAGGATCTGCTCGATACTTCTTTCATGCTGACTGTTATCACCTTCATAACTCATATAAAAAACCACTCATCTACGTCTATAAAGTATCTAATCTGCCTACCTAGTCGCTCTTTTTTAAAAATAATATCTTGCGTTGTGCCGTTAACCTTCTTGCCGTTGCCCTTTAATGTTAACTTTGTTTTATCTTTTGTGAAATCAACTTGTGAATTTTCTATAGGGTTAGCAGGTAGCACAAGCGTTGAATTATTCGTAGCATTGATAAACATGTTATCAACTGCTGTATAGGTCTCTCTTGAGATAGTTTTTGTTATCAGTTGAACAACAGGCGTCTCTACATTGTAGACAATCTGCTGCTGATCGTCTGTGTTATGTTCCTGTAACCAAGGATAGGTTTCACGTAGACCAGTATCGGCTACATCATCAGAGCTTCCGCCTGTGCGTTTCCACATATCGTGTGCCCATCGATGGAAGTACTCAAAGTAGGGACGTAATTCAGGGTCGGCTAAAATCTTCTTGGGTATCTGATATATAAATGGGTCAACTTGCTGAACCATTAAAAGTTACCACCTGGTTTAACGTCTAGAGCCATCGAGTGGAACGTAAAAAAGTTGGGATCGCTGGTTCTTATTTTGAATTGAATCTGTCTGAAAGAGGCCATGAAATAATATTCTACTCTCAAATTGTTCTCGCCGTCTCTACCTGCTTCAATCCACTGCTCATTACTAAAGGACTGACCGCCATCTATTGAGTGAGATATCATGATTAAGGGGTTAGGTGCAGTTAAGTTACCAACGCCGCTTTCAATGATCAATTCGGCACGTTTAGCTATGAGCCGACCGCCGTTCTTACCTAATGCAGAGGCGTTAATAGGGGCCGTGATACGCTCTCTAATAATCGTCTGGCCGTTTTCAGTGTAGGTGTCTTCGTCTAGCTCCAGGATCTTAGAATCGATTCTAGACATGATTAAATGCTTGTTATAAGCATAGGTGTAATCGTAGGCTAGCGCTATCTCCTCGCCTGCTTTATAAGCCAGCTCGAACCATTCGTTTGTAGTCTCTGAGTAGCACCACGTTTTAGTACTAGTAAAAATCTGTACAAAGTTTTGACCGTCTCTCGTGATACATCTAACACGAGCGCCTGTAAAATCCAGCTTCGACAAGTCGTTATGAATAGCTGGGGGTGTTACAGATTGTGGATCATAGGCAGAAGTTCTGTGTAGCCGCTTGTCGTCACCAATCCAGTAAAGAAAATCATCGTTTGAATCAACACAGCCTCTATCTATTAAACCGATAGCCATCGTTCCATTTTGAATGGCTACCAAGGGGTTACCTGTTCCTGTCGTGCCTATATAATACGGCTCTACCGTTGTAGAACCCATCATATACACGCCTTCCCGGAATCGAGCAATCCTAACTAGATTATCAGATGCCACTAATGCAGCACTGATATTTTCATTTTGAATAGTTCCAGGGTCGCCGCCATCACCTACGGCAAATCGATTCAAATCCAGTTGCCACACAGCTAATTGCTGAATTGAGATAACCGAACCACCCGCTACATAATCAGAGTCTGTAACCTGCGTTAAAGTACCCGCTGTTATGTCGTAGATATACCCTTCTGTTGTAGTGGTTATTAATAACTTAGCGCCTATAGTGCCCGTGTTATCATATTGGTCGTCAAAGATAACTAACCCACTACCCGCTATTGTGCCTATGCTCGTCTCTGTACCATCAGAATCCATCGAGTAAAGGGTAGTATCTGTGACTTTATAAACTACGCCTGTTTGAGCGTGCGTGTGCATGCCTCTTGGCGTACCAGAACCAGCACCATCTGACAGCGTTTTACTACCTGGCCATGGGAGTAGGACCGATGGATACGCGCCGCTGGGCACTGGCTCAGGGTACATGTTTAGCGTTCTCTCCTGAGAGATAGCGCGTGTTCGGTTGGGGTTCGAGCCGCCGACTAGATTAATGGGGACAGTTTTATACATTATGGAGTTGGCCCTACTGTGTTAAGTCTTGGCACAGGTCCATAACGGCCTTTTCTATCCTGTTTATTAGCTTTTGCCATAGCTTTATCAAATAGCTGCTCATATTTAATCACCTGTTCATTATCCTTTTCATATTCGGATAAAAACAACATGGAGCCGTAAAAATAGAGCATTGGATAATTAGTTAATACATCATTTGTAGTGTTTGAAGAACTAAGAGGAACGAGGTTGGAAAAATAAGACATCTCCAATGTATAAGCAAAATCAAAAGGGCGTTCAAATTCTAACTGACTTGTAACCGTAAAGTACTGTGGCCTTCCGGTTGTGGTTCTGACCGCCTCTGTCATAGCTTGAGGCGTTTTATAGATAGCCATTGTAACCGAGCCCTCGGTTTCGTCTGTAGCGTCTGACTGCTTGTTAATAGTCAGTGATCGCATCTTATAGAAACGATCAGGAAGCGCTAAGAATCGAGTATCAACAGTGGCTGTTGCTGTGGCTCTTAATTCGTTGGTTCTCAATTTTAAATCAGTATCAATCTTATCCTCTGCTAAGTCGATAAAATCGTCTATAACATCAGATAAGTCTGATCTATGTGAAAAATTGGTAATAGTTGCTTTTAACTCTTCATAGGTTGTTAACGGCATTTTATCTACCCTTTAAAGAGAGTTTAGGTTGTTTGGGTTTTGGCCCTGGCTTCATTTTGATTCGCTCCATCCATCTTTCAGAAAAATGATTAGGATCAATATCAATAATATCACCATTCCGCACCCGCTCCCCGCCATAACTTGCACGCTTATGCTCAGGAATAACAACCTTCACTCTCATTTAATCACCACCTTAAGTAATAGCGTAGCCATCGGCGTAATCAACTTGGCCAACCTCAATCATAGATAAAGGCTGTAAGTGAGCTGATACAGTGATAGTAGGAGTTGTACCCGCAAGAGTATAACGAACCCCTATGTACTGGGCTGAATCATCTAATGTGGCTGTTGGAATAGGGATTACGAATTTGTACCCAGCAACCAACAAATCTGCATCCTGCGCTGGAGCAGCTGGTGTACCAGATTCAAAGATCCTTTGGCCCATAGTTACATAACCAGTAGACTGATCCTCTGATGAGGAGTATTCAACCGCAAAAGTGTAATCCTCGTCACCAGTCGTCTGATCAGCTGCCACTTCGACGTTGAAAACAACGCCCATAGGCTCACCGTTACCTATTGACCGATCCAATGAAAGATCAACCACGTTCGTTCCAACTGCTGTAGCCGTTAGGGCTTGAGAGTTGGAAAATTGATGTTGTGCATCAAGTATCATTTTGCACCCCCTTAAGATACTAGAGATTCAGTTTCAGTCAGACGATCTACTGTCCGAACTGGAATACCTAGGAATCTCATTTCGTGAATGGTTTGGCCGAACTGATTCAATCCTGGCTCGATAGTAACAGCGCTTGTGGATTTCTCCAAAGCTGCAACACGTAACAAGGATTTAACAGAACGGTTACAATAGAATACAGGCTTAATTCCCCTTAACTTAGGCAGTCGGTCAATAGCTCGACTCATAAGTTTAGGTAGGAATGTGGAGTCTGTAGTCTCTTGAGTACCAGATAAGCCAGCTAAATCAGAAATATCGATGTTAGCAATACGAACCACATATCTCCAATCCTGAACAACCAGACCTGATTTCCACTGCCAATGATCCTGATAAGCACGCATTCTGTTACCAGCAATGCCCGCTGTGGTTTCAACAGTAACCAAGCCAAGGTCTTCGTGCATAATCCCAGCTTTTGAGCCTTTGGGGAAAATACCGTGACATTCATTACCACCCCAACCTACGAGATAGACTGATGAGTTATCAGCACCGGCACCGCCAGCCAGCAGAATATTCTGACCATTAGTTGCTGAAGTATCCGAATAACGCGCCTCAAGGCCAACAAACTCTTCAGGATTGGAAGCAGTACCATAAAACATGGTATCAGCCATCTCCTGATTCATCGCCTCGAGGAAAGCTTTAGCCTCGTTAAGTCGGAAAGCCCCAACATTACCGTTAAGCTCTGCTAGATCCTTGTCAACCTCACTCCACGCTTCCAGCATTCCACATTGCTCGTCAACTTGAGCTGTGGTTGACTTGGAAGGCGCCACGCCTTGGTTCATCAAACGCCAGTAGACGGTTGGTAAACCTGTTCGGATTGTGGTTCTATGCCCAGTCGGAAGGTTGCCTTCTTTCCAAAGCATATCAGTTAAAATTTCGTTAGTCTGCGAAAGGAGTTCCACAGTTTTATCTACCTTGCCCTTTGGATCAAGCCGCTTAGCCCAATCTGTGAGGGTAAGGACATTGCTGCCTAGTGTAGCCATTGTCTATACCTCAATTATTACCGTAAAAAATTGATTCAATAGAAGGCTCCTCTACCGGCGTACTCTGAGCTGTCGAGTTAGACTTGGAGCTTTTCGGTATTTTCTGCTTTCTATTGGTTTCCAGTGAGGCCGCTTGTATCTCATCATAAAGAGCTGCTTTTCTGGCAATAGATATTACCCTAGAATCAACAATACTTCCTATCTCTTGGTCGTTAAACCCATAGGTATCTTTAAGCATTGAGCTGATTTTTTGGGTGTCCTGCTGCATTACCTTGTCATCCATCCACTCGGGAATGATTTCGGGCAATTTAGCCATCTCTTGTCTAGCTAGCTCTTGCTGTTGAGCTAAGATTTCCTGATTCCTCTGTTCTTGATGCTGTTTAAACAGAGAAACTTTCTTCTCAACATTAAGCCTCTTTCTTTCAAATTCGTCTGGGTCGAGTTCTTTCAACTCCTTCATCTCATCGCTTTCAAGCTGCTTGGCTTCATATTCAATTTGATCATAAAGCTGAGCTAATGCACTATCAAACTCTGATTTTTTAGCTTCAAACTCTCTTACATTATCAGCGTGTTCCATGGTTTTCTGTCGATAAGATTTTTCCATCATTAACCCTTTAGGGATTAAATCAAGGTCCACATCTTCAGTAACCACGTCGAACTCTATTTCCCGACCGTCAAGTTTAGCTTTCACTCTTCTTGATGGGGTTTCTGTATCGCCTTCGTTCGATGGCGTTTCCGTCCCAGCATTATTAGCTTCTGCCGTCTCTTCAGACGTTGCAGTTTGGCCGGTCTGCTCCGGTTCGGCTTCGGTTGTCTCACTAGGTAGATCCGCAAAAATGCCAAGGTTATTAGCTCCCTCTTCAGGGTTGGCTAGGTTCATAAAATTTCCCTTACTCTATCTAAAGATTTCAACTTATTTACTTCTGGTTTATTTAACTGCATCCGCGACAAGTCACCATCACGAATTAAATTCTTAATAGTCTTTTCTATGTCATCCAATACGGTTAACTTAACATATTGATGCTCTCTGAGAGCTGATTCATCATGTTTTGATTCTGCTATTGTTTTTATAGCCGAGTCCTTAACCTTCCTGAATGCATACGCTAGGATAGGGTCATTAAGTAGTTTATGCGCCTCAGCTCCTAGTGCCTCTCTTTCTTTGTGGTCTGCTTTGCTGTCTTTCTTTTTCATAATAAATCCAACGCCATTAATATCCGATCTTTCATAGTAATTTTGTCGTCATACGATAGCTTATCCAGGTATGAAGTTAATCCCCCTAGCATATCATCCATCAATATATCATCATGCTCATCAATAAAGGCTCTTAGGTCTGCTATTTTTGGATGTTTTGGGCTTTCTATTGCGCCTGTGTCGGCTCTCGTATCTTCACCCTTAAGCATTGCACCAGCTCCCAGCATCAAAGGAACTGAGCTAGCTAGTAAACTAGGTGAATCTTTCAAATCTGGGTTAAATGCTGCGTGTTTTGATCTTATGTTTTTGGGGTCGAAAACTACCCTGTTTTTCCCCCCTTGCCATATATAAT